GTACGTCATTGTTATGCATTTGGCATGACAATAAAATACTCCCAGACAAATCTTTCAAAACATAGGATAACTATGCTCCGGCAACACTACGCAGATGGTATACGAGCAGATTCGACACTGAAGAAATTGATATCTATCAGTGCAGGGAATAATTCGATGATCATGTCTGAAGAGATAGAAGTAGCAGGGATATGTTCATCCTCATCGTCAGCATTGGAACTGAGCAACCATAACGAAGCTTGTGCATACCTCAAGAATTATAAGATAGGATTACTACTTGTGAGACTTCCTCAGATGATATTGGCAAGACCATCTGATAATTCTATCATCTCAAAAGAACATCTTCCGGAAAAATTGACTTCTCTCTTGTATTACTCAAAGTCTGATCAACAAGAATTGGATTTGAGGACGAACCCTGCACTATTTCAGGCAGCAAAGAACGACATAGGTGCGTACTTGGAAAGAAACGAAGGGGAGATGAATACTCCATTGTTGGAATCCGTTCTCAAATCCATTTATTCTGAGTCGATTGCAGAATATAGACTAGTCGACAACCCTGATAGGATATTGTACCTGCAAGTATATGATAATTTCCTTCAAGATCTATTGTTCTTTTGGTGTTATCTACCTGCCACAATTGGAGGACTAGGTGGTGCTCTCCATCTCAACCTCATACTCTCAGGGCACAGTGTCGGGTTTTCTAAGTCAATCCATTACCTTTACCAATGGATAATCAATTACAGTTGCAATCCATCTTTCTTTCTGCAATATTTGACACACACCTTATCGATTGATAGCACTAAAGAAATCAACTTTGATGAGACAAGGCTCCTGAAGTCTAATTGGCCGAATGATATGACTGTGACATCTGCAACGACTAGTGTCAAACAAGCAATCAAGAGTATGGTAAAAAAGAAGACAATCAATAAGAGCGTCAAGAAACTCTTCGAGCTAGAATCACAGGCAGAAGTATTAGCAAAAACTATGGTCTGCATCTTTCGGGATAATTTCCATACCAGGATTGCTCAATTCTACTATGAGAATACCGCTGTGCACTTTGTCGATCTATTGCTCAACAAAGTAGAAACAAGCTCTGGGCTATTAACACAAGTGAAGAAATTGACGAATTTACGCAATTCACTGTGTAATCGAACCATTCAGAATATCCGGACATCTGCCGCTACAACAAAGACAGTTTATCATGTATTCACTGGAACCGAAGATATCCTCGAAGTCTTGCTAAATCGCAAGAAGCAGATGTTCCCTGCGATCAGATTGATCGAGGTAGAAGAAATCTTATATGATGACAAAATCCAGGAAGTCGAAGCATCCCAAGCTTTTTTGACTATACGAAGGTGTAGTCCGAGCCATTACGTGAATGGAATCAAAGTATATGATGATCCAAAGGTGGGTAATGAAGCACTGTATAAGGGTGAGCTTCTTGATGATGATAGATTATTAGGGAATAAAGAGGAATTGTTAGCTGCAAAATTGGTTGCTGTAACCAAATGGATGTTGATGAAACATAATTTACTTGCGAAGGGGCACGAATACATAACTGGACTGGACTGCGTTAAAGCATGTAATGTGGCTTTAGAAACACTAACATCCCAAACATTTGATCAATTGTTTGGATATGCGCCCACTGAAACAGGGGGGGAAATATTACATCGAATACCGAACATGCGATTTAGCTCGGCGACATATATTAGGAGTGAGATGAATAGATCACTGAATTACACTACAGATCTGAACCAGAGTCTGATCACACGACTTGGCATGGTGGATAGTAATATAAATTTTGATTACCTGAGAATGCGATTCTTGACATGTATGATTATGCGTGACAAATATGATAGCCTAAGACGTCTGGTGGTAAGATATGGATTCTCAAATCATATAGGTATAGTTGATGTCCAATTCGTTGAGCCTAAACGGACATTATGCATGATGAATCCCAGCCTGACATCTTATGCCACACTGTTCTCTCATAAGTTCTCTGCAGTCCGGTTCAGATATTTGTCTCACTCCTATCTATTTGAAGAAAATGTTAATGATTGGGCACTTATACCATCATCAGCTGAACAATTGACAGCAGAACAAGTAGGGGAAGATTATATTGAGGATATAATATTGAGATATGCGCGAGATCTTGACAGAGATTACATGATGGTGATACCGGAGATGGTCGACTACAATCTGTGGAAGCCAATCATAACGAAATTGTCACAGATAGACAAAAGATGGGGCAGCTTGTCGTCAGAGGAGGCACTTCTAGGCATTCGTACACGACTCCAACATGTGATGACAAAAAGAGCAATCCGAACCACTGTTGACAAATCACAAAGAGTATTACTTTCATTGCAGACATTATATCTTGAAGGGGTGCAAGTACAAAGGCCAACAGATGGTGAATTCACATTATTGGCAGAAAAGTATGGACAGATAGTTATGACACGCCGCCATTCTCATCGGCTATCACACCGACTGGCAAGGTACCAAGCAATCTTAAACCAATATGAGGCACATAAGCTCCAATTAGCCCATTCTCTGATATTAGAATATCTTGTCACCTTCCATTTTGTCACTCAGACACAAGGATTGGAAATTCGACTGGACCCTTACGCAGTATTAGAGGAATTCAATGAAGCTGGATTAGGGACACTGTCGTTAATGATAATCAATCCTGATCTACAAGTGAGGATGATGGTATTAGGGATTGATTATATTGAACGCATAATTAAACGGGACCATGAACAAATCAGGGACAGATTGTCTGAACTTGCAGAGGATATATCATTAAGTGATAT